ATAAATGGCCAATAAAAAGAAGGAGATCAATCTTGAGCAGGTCATAAAGCTTGCTAGCCACCAACTAACAGAACAGGCAATCCGCGAATTTTTCAACATTTCAGAATCAACATGGCGACAAAAGAAGCGTGAAGATCCTGAAATTGAGAAAGCGATAAAGAAAGGGATAAAGGAAGGTCAAAAGAAGCGAAGGGAAGAAATTGACTTAAATTATGTCGAGGAATTGGCAAGCTGCAACCTGGAAGAAAAGGAGATTCAAACCTTCTTTAACCTCGAAGGAACAAGTTGGACGAAAATAAAAAAGGAGA